AAGAAGAAGAAGAAGGGACTGAAGAAATTGAAAAAGAAGAACAAAACCCTGAAGTACAAATGGGTTAAAATAGAAGTATCTAATCGGTAAGTGGAATGGCAGTGGCAGCAGCATTACCAATTGCTGGTAGGCTTGCGGGCTTATTAGTGAAAGGCGCACAGGCAATACCTAAGGGGGGTCTTGGTACAGCCGCACGACAGGCCGCAGCAGGAACCGCAAAGCAACTGCGAGATCCAGTTACGCAGCAAATGATGTTACAGGCCATTCCCGAGGCGGTCGTTGGTGGTATTGGGACAACTGTTGAAACAGGGAATCCTCTCGCCGGTATGGTCACAGGATTAACCGGCGTTGCTACTGGAGCCGCCGTAGGTAAAGCTGCCGGACGCATCCCGGGCGTTGCTTCAAATCCTATTTTACAAGATTTAGCTATCGCCGGTGGTGTTGGAATAGCACAGGCAGCAGTGCCAGGTATTCTTGGTGCTCGTAAACCGCAAACCACGGGATCCCCCCGCAGAAATTGAGCGGGCATTGATTGATCAGCAAACACAACTTCAAGTTGCCAGGATGCAAGCACAGGGTGGTTTAATGCAAGAAGCGTTGCGTCAAGAACCGGGTGCTGTGAGAGTATTATCTCAGTTACCTCAATATCAAGGTTTTAATCCCGCTGGTCTGCCTGCAGGTATGATTTAAGTACTTTCAGGTTAAAATTATTGTAGACAATAGGCTTTAAAAATGGCTAATGGTTTCGAACAGCTAGTAAACATGGCCCGCAATGTTGGAGCGGGTGCCATGAATGTTGCTACAGCTAATCCCTTGATGACCGGCTTAGGCTTAGGCGCTTTAACAGCAGGCGGAGCAGCAGCCCTGGCCCAACAAATGGGAGGCCTAGGTGCAGCACAACGTCAGCGCATGTCAGAAGGCAAGAGTGGAGTCACGGGTGGGGGCGTTGGCTTCTCGCCAAAAGATCTTGAAATGCTGCAACAACTTCAACGTTCTGGCATGCTTTCAACTGTAGAAGGTGCTCAGGCCCTGTCTCCTATCTACAATGATATGGCCAATCAAAACCTGCAGCGCACCATGCAATTAGCGCAGCAAACCGGCCAACTTACTGGTGCATTGGCGCGTCAGAAGTATATGGCCGAGATGGGAATGGGCGCACAATCTCAAGCTGGTCAAAACTTCCGTGCAATGCTCGGCTCGCAAAATCCCTACGGTGCTCAAGCTTTCGGTAGCAATGTAAACCTCAGCGTTTGAGGAGGGTAATCAATGGCCATCGCTGATTGGTATACAGATCAACCACTTACATTTGCTGGTAAGTATGGTGATCTTGGCCAGAGTTTTTACCCCTGGGTTTTGATTTCGGTTTTTTCGTAAAAAAAGATTACACCCCTGGCGCAGCAACAGAGGGAAAAACTGAAGATAGTGTAGGCGCTAGCAAGGGAGAGTGGGCTGAGCTTTTAGATTATTTTAAATCTCAAAACACGCCTGAGGCATTGGCAGCCAAAGCACAAGTGCAGCGGGATTTCCAGCTGCAAATGATGAGGGATGCCGCCCCATATAAACTAATGTTTGAAACTCCTAAAATGTTAATGGAGTCCATTAGCCGCCCAGCACTTATGCAACTTGCTGGTTCATCTAGGATAGCTGATGCTATTGGACAGGGCTATGGCAACATTCGGTTTGATGGTTTTAGTCCCGCACCTTTAGGACAGGTAGCCACCGGCTATTTTAGGTAAAAACAATGACGACCAACAATCCTCTTGGGAACTATTTAAGCGGCGGCAATAATTTTGGCCTGGGTTTTTCTACGAGTATACTTGGCCAAAATTATAGTAGTTTTGACGGTGGAGCATCTGGTGCATTTAAACCACAAAAACCAACAGGAGGAGGAGCAATGTTTGACCCGGTAACTGCTGTACTTGGCGGTGTGAATGCTGCGGTTGGTTTGTTTTCAGGCATGAGGCAAGCCGATGTTTCACAGGATATTGGCCGCGCTCAGATCGAAGCGCAACTTGCATTAGGCGCAAGGAAGGAAGGGTTTGAACGTGACAAGATGATGGCCAACATGGGCCTTCAACTTGCAAATACCAATGCCTTTTATGGTTGGGGTGCAGATGCCCAATTGCGACGCGAGAAGGACGCAGCACTATTTCGCACCGGACCATTAGCTGAGCGCGAAATGAATTTAAGGAATCGAGAAAAAATCTTTAAACCAAGATTTGGCAAACTCGATGTCAGCGCGAGAATTTGAGCAACGTCAGAATAAATACAAATTAGAGCAAAGCCTTGCGCAACGTATGGGCGCAACAGCGGCAATTTTTGGTAGAACCGCACCTATCAATGTCGATCTGATGTTCAGCTGATGAGTACACCTCAAGAGCGTGAAGCCAACGATAAAAAGGTTCAATTTATTATTTCAGAAGCTGCTGGTAATGATGTAGATGCTATTGAGTATTTAGCTTTACTTGCAGCGTTAGCACGTATAACGGATGATATTTATGACGAATACGAAAATATAAGCAGAGATAATGTACTTGCTGCAATAGAAATTTCTTTTTACGGATACCGAATAACAAATTTTTTAAAAAGCACCAAGAAGCGTTAGGATCACAGCACATTTCTCTGTGGAACGCTTGGGAAGCAAGTAATGTTTTAGGAAATGGTGATGATACTGACAAGATTTATGCTCATGTGTTGAGGGATTATATTAATGAAATACTGCCTGTCGTTGCTTGTTTAACGCAGGGACACAGTAAAATGAAAGAAGTTAATATGATGATACGTCAACTTTTCAAAAAGGAACTAGGAGATTGACATGGGAATGTATGGTGGCGGAAGCCGGACAACGATTAAATATAAAGAGCCGAAACCCGATCCTAGGATTGGTGAGTTTTATGCGCTGCAAGGTAATCTCATGCAGCAGCAGTATGACGATGAAAAGGCTAAAGAGGCAGCTGATGCCGCATCTAGCAGCGGCGATAAGAGAGTCCGCTTCATCCAGTGTTCAAGACTTGTACAATAACTTGTATGGACAAGTTACAAGCGGACAAGTAACTGGCAACCAAGCTGCGGAACAGCTTCGTGGATACATTAATCAATACAGCCTTGATCCACAGGAAGGTTTAGCTGGGAAATTAATTTCTGCATATACGACTGAATATTTACCTTCTAAAAACACACAGAGTGTTGATGCTTACTACCAACAACTTCTTGGTCGTGCACCAACTCCTGAAGAAAAAGAACAACACATGGGCCGGTTTGGTACCGTGTATAACGACGTAGACGATTTTAAAGATGCAAATTTTAAATAGTGAAGAGTACCAAAAGAAATTCAATGATAGCCAAATTGAAAATTACTGGGATGCCTTCTATGGCGATCAGCTAACTGACGTTGAAGGTAATCGCACCGGCCAGCGTACCTTTAATTACAGTGACCAATTTATGCCGTTGTCTGGCGAATTGCGCCGAACGCGCAGGCATTGATTTTAATAAGATCGGTGGTAGCTTTACTGGTACTGTTGGCGAAATTGAAGAGTACGTTCAAGGTATACGTAGCACTCGTGAATATGCTTTCAATGCTGGCCTGACTTCTTTGCAGGGCGATATTGATAAAGAACTACAGAACATTAAGAAGGACAGTGCTAGGGAAGTTGCACGTATTCAAAGCGAAAATCAAATAGACTGCTGGTGGTTTAGCTGCATTGATGGCGTTCTAAATTCAAAGTGTTATAATTACTTTAGTCCACTCAATATTGACATGTCCAACGAAAACACCGAGGGAACCAACGTCGAAAAACACCGAGAACTATTTTAATATTAATCAGTTCGAACAACTGCTTGATCGACTGGAAGCCTCCAAGGGTCGCCAACAGCGTCAGCGTTCTGTCGAAGGTCGTCGTGACATCTTCGCCCAGGGGTCTCGCTGGTATGATGGGCAACTTCTGATAAGTTGTTTAATTTTAAAGTAACCTCAGCGTCTTTCTATAATGACTTCAAGCACCGGTGAAATCTTAAATGCGGACGATTGGTTTGACCTAGATAAGTATAGGGAAGCCGCTGGGGTTGCTTACGAATTTTCCAAGAAAAAGGCAGAGGATGTCGGTGAACAAGAACGCCAAACGATCGGCAAGTCGGGAACTGAACAACGAACTACCGCCGAGCAGGCTCAAAGTTTCCGCGAGCGTGAAGAACGCCGCGATGCGGAGCAGGCAAGACGAGCATATAGGTTCTGAAGCCTTTGCCCATTGGGTCGATAACTTAGATTGTTCGACCCAGGAATCATTTTGTGCGTTTGCTTCTGATAATTATTCCATCATCGAGATTTATATTTATTCTCGATTTTTAGGATATGACGGAACTATTACCGACTGCGAAACCTGGGTAAATAGAAACTACGAAAAACCAAATCATCTCAAAAAGATTCTTTATGAAATCGAAGAGATGCAAGAAGACATGCGGAAACTCCGCAGAGATATCGAGGATGGTTTGGTAAAACGCGACGTAGGTGTTGCGCGTATTGCATCAATGCAAAAAGAATTACGTGGTGCGATTTCACAGGTTGCAACTTATACGAATAACAAAGATCGCAAAGGTTTACTAATGGCTGGTGCAGATCGTGCCATGCGTGAATTGTTGTTTGTCTTTAAGGATGACCCGATGGAAGGACCATTAGAAGAAGCATCGCTTTCTGTTTGGTCCAGGATGCAAATGGAAGAATAAGTTGGTATAGAATAGTTTTAAGCAACGCAAAAAACATGTCAGGATCAAACCGCAAACCTGTGCGACAGCAGGGTCAACGGAATGGGAATGCTGCTTCGCAAGAAGGTCAGGATGTTTTACCTGAAGATCTTCGTGCTTTATCGGTTAGAACCGAGATTGCTGGTAAATACGCACCATTTATGCAAGGTTGATCTGAAATGGCTAAAAAGAAGATGCCTCCACAATTACTGGAGTATTTTAAAAACCGAAACGAAAAAGGAAAAGACGGTAAAGAATTGTCCGACAAGGAAAAACGGAAAGCCGCTCTGGACAAGGCGCGTAAGTACAAAGAACAAAAGAAAGATAATTCAAAGTCTTGATTTTTTGTTACAGTATTGATACTTGAAGAGATTAAATGCCGAGCTATCAATATCTGGCGCACAGGAGGAATGCAAGAGCCGCAGCAAAAAATAAGCAAATTAAAGCTCCGAAAAATCTTGATCTGCTGAAACGTGCGCAGCAAGATTTTGGGTATTTTTGTGAATATGTAGCGGATAAACCACCGGCGGCACATCACAAAGAATGGCATAAACATTTTGTAACCGAAGAAAATAGTAGCTGTTTGGTTCGTATTGCTGGACCTAACATTGATTTGCTAGGACCTAGAGGTTCGAGCAAGAGCACCGTTACGGGTTTATTGGCTGCTTGGGCGATTGGTGTTCATACGCATGCGGGTTTACCTTTGCAGATTCTTTATCTTTCTTACACAGTAGATATTGCGAGAGCCAAATCCGCAACGATTAAAAAAATTATTGAGAGCAAAAAATATCAAGAAGTTTTTCCAAAAGTTCGTTTGTTAAAAAACGCAACGAGCAATGAATATTGGTCTATTGATCATAAATTTGCAGGTATTGATATAACAGGTGAAGAGCAGTTTACTTTATGTGCAGCTGGACTTAAGGGCTCTGTTACATCTAAACGTTCTCATTTGGTTTTACTCGACGATGTCGTGAAAAGTTCGGTTGACATCGCCAATCCTGACATCAGAAAACAGATGCAGGAAAATTGGAATGCTGTTATTGCGCCAACAATGTTTGAAGGCGGACGCGCAATCTGCCTTGGTACACGTTTCAGGCATGATGATATTCATGCTACAACGTTTAACGAACAAAACAAGTGGAGACAAGTTGTTCTTTCAGCGATTCAACATGATCCAAAAACAGGAGATGAAGTTTCGTATTGGCCTGAAATGTGGTCTCTTGAATATTTTAAAAGAGAAGAAACGACAAGCCCCCATTGCCTTTTCGTTTCAAATACATGAATCAGATTGTCAGACAAAGTGAATTATCCCTGGCACCAGAGTTGATTGTTAAGGCTGAAATTGCGACTGAGTTCGATACTTTAGGTGTGGGTGTAGATTTGTCTGCCGGTGTTAAAGAGAAGAATGACTATACTGTCATGGTTCTTGGTGGTCGTATTGGGGATCGGATTCATATCATTGATTATCGACGTATTCGTGTGATGGGTAATCTTGAAAAACTTGATGAGTTAAAAGAGTTGCTCAACGATTGGTCTGTATTAGGTAAAGATGAAAACGGCTTGTATTATCCGACTTATTCGACGTGTGACATTTGGAGTGAAGCTGTTCAGTATCAGGCATCACTTGAAGCTGATTTTAAGAGGATTTGCTTAAACCAGGATGGTTTGTATAATTTAAACTGGCACGCTGTTAAAGGATTCAGAGCGGATAAGCTGGCCCGCTTCCGAGGAATTATTGGTTTGTTTGAGGACCGCAAAATTATTTTCAATCGTTTTCGTAACTTCACGTCAATGTTTGAAGAGCTTACTTGTTTCGGTAACAGTTCACATGACGATTGTGTCGACGCCTTGGTTTGGCTTGTCAACGGATTAATGAAAAAGGGACGCCTCCAATTAGATTTTTAATCAGCAGAGACACGTTAAAATATATGTAAAGGGTAAAAACACACTCAACGCATTTGTTGTTAAACGTCACGCTGCTAGAGGTCTGCTTTCTGATGGAACATGTTATTGTTGTTGTGATCGCAGCTGTTACAGGAGGCGGGTGGTTGACTTCCAAATTTTTCAATCGACTCCACGAACTGGAAGGCAAAATCGATCGTCTCCCCTGTTGAGTATGTTCTCAAGCTTGACTACATCAGGGAAATGGAAAAAATGAATGGTGCTTTCAACACAATTAACGCCAAGCTTGATAAACTTATGGAAAAATTTTTAAAACCATGAGCAGTTACGTTATCGAACTTATCGAAGACGAATCGGGAGACTTGGTTCTCCCTCTACCAGATGTATTGATCGATACCCTTAATTGGGAAGAAGGCGACGTTTTGGAATGGAATATCCGAGGTGAGGGTATTGTTCTCCAAAAACTCACCGATGATTTCGATGTTCCAGCTTAGTAGTAGTAAAATTAGAAAAAAAGGTTTTGCCATGATGTATCAAACAGCTAACGTACCGGGTGCTCCGGGTAACCTTGCAGGAATGCAAATGTCCACCCTGGGACGTGTTTATCCCGGCATGCTTCCCATGACCAGCATGTCAGACCCAAACCCCCTGGTACAAGGCATGACCTATGGGGCCTCTCAGATCCCCCCTCAGGCCGGTCAAGGAGCACAAATGGGCATGATGCCGCAAGGCCCCTTAGACGTGGCTGCAGCAGCAAATGAGAAGGAGCGACGTGTAAGTCGGTAACATGCTTGATTACGCAATTGCTTGGTCAGGGTCCAGGCAATGAACTATAACCAGGTTTATGGCGCGGCTATGCCCGGTCAAATGATGTGATTTGGAAAAATAAATGATACGTTACAGCGGCAGCTGGTTTTAGTAATAAATTTGTTTCCTGATGGCTGACGGCGTAGCAAAGAAAAAAGATCCTGCGAAATGGGAATCCGCTAAGCGTAGGGCAAAGGCCAAGATGGGTGGTAAACATTCCGCCCGTGCCATGCAACTTGCAACGAAATATTATAAGGATGCGGGTGGTCGATATGAAGGAAAGAAGCCCACTTCAAAAACTAATCGTTTGAAGAAATGGGGCGATGAAAAATGGCAGACACGAGAAGAGTACGAAAAGCGCAAGAAGGCTAAGTCTGCAGCTAAAAAATATAAAGATTCTAAATAAATAAAAAATATAAAGATTCTAAATAAAGCAATCATGCCCTTCTTTAATCTTGCAGGAAAATTCCAAAAAGCTTTTAAAGCACTGGATAAAAAAATGGGTGGAGTGTTGCCCCTTGGCGGAACTCCAATTCAACCTGAAGTTTTAAATCGTTTACCCGTGGCTGTTAACTTAGGTTATAGATATATGTCAGGCACTGGGGCAAAAGACTTGAAACTTCCTGAAAAATTTAAAAGGGGAGCGGTTCAGTTGGGTATTAGTCCAGGACCCAAAAATAACTTATTTGGATACAGGTAGGACAAAAAATGTCAACAAAACACCGGGAGAAATACTGCCCGGTGAAATTAGACCTGTAAGTTCTTATAGGGCAGCAGGGGTTTTGGCGCCTTATGTAGATACCAGCACGAGTGCTTATGGTGGGCAGCGACCTATTGACAGAGAACCTGAGGCCGCACCTTATCGTTCTACATTGGGAAGGTATAACGTAGAGGGTTTACCAGAAAGTTATCGTGTTACCGATACATTTGACTTAGTTAATGAATTTGAAAATAAAGAGCTTTTAACGCCAGGAAGAAAACCATTAAAAGCCTTTGGCGCAAGTCTTATGGGTTTTGTGGATCCTAGTAATTTTTTACGCGCTTATGCATATATGAGAGACACCCCCCTAAAGGCATTCCCGATTGAATTTGAAGTTCCAAGGTCTTACGG